AATCTGCTTTGTGGCTTTTCGAATCGCCATATCTGCCGCTTTCGCTGTTGATATACTTTTCAATTCCCAATGTTTACCGCGCCACAGGTAGTCCGGCGTTTTTATCCCCTGCGCATTCGCTTCTTTCAACAGCACGAACTTCCCACCAAATTGATCTCTGAGTTGGTTTGCAACTTCGATTTCGGTCTTGTGCCCTTTTATGCGGTATCCGTTCTCGTATCGCACCTTACCCATGCGGGGCTTGGCGGAATCTATGTATTTCTTCGTAACATCCTTTGCAGATTTTTCGCTCCCCATGTGATATGGGGATAACTGTTTGCCGCTGTATCCCTGCTTCGATGCTTCCCAATGCGCATATGTCATGTCAGATATAAGCCCGTCGCGTGTCCTACGCAGCCCGTCTGATGTATCTACCCCATCCACGGCGGCAATCAGCGTACAGCGGCAGTTATATATCTCCCACGGTGGTCCTTGTGGGTCACCGGGAAAACGACAACCGTTAGAAAACTTCTTTTCCTGCGCCACTTGTTCGCCGTCAAGCATGGCATGAGAGTGGCGTGTACGCGCGTCCAGCGTAGCCAACCATTCTTTTTTGAGCTTTATCCCCATCTTCTCCGCGGCCGCGTAGCTGTCCATGCGTCCGGCGTTCTGCGCGCCGGTCACGGCTGTGCGGGCGGTGCGGATGGCGGAATCGCGATTCATGGTGGTAATGCGCTTTTGCAGATCATCCGCCATGTGCTTGATGCTCTTTCCCTGCAAGATGGAGCTGGTGACGCTTGCCGTGATTTGCTTCTTGCCATACGCGAGGTCGATACCGCGTTTCAGTGCTCTGTCCTTTGGGTAGTACGGCATTAAGTCCGGCTGCTCTACCATAAGCCGCTTTACCGTCTGCTCGTCCCACAGGTCAAAGCCGATATCCCCAGCGACCTGTTCAATGGTGTAAGCCGCATAATTGCGGTTCAGGCTGTAAATACCCGGCGTCGCATCGTTGGTATAGGAAACCGCCACAGCGTTTGCGTCGGTCGCCCTCTGCGCCACCTTATCGCGCATTGCCTGATAGCGTTTCCCGCGCCCGATCTGGTTGAGCCGCCATTGCTTATAGTCGGCCTCCGTCCATTCCTTGCCGTTTTGCACGGTGCCGATCATCGCCTTCATTTCCTCGTCGCGCTTTTTGAATTGCTCAAAATATGCGTCGATGGTAGCTTGCAGTTCTTCCCCCGCCTCGCGGTATAGTTTTGCAATACGCCGCTCCAGCTTCGCAAGCTCCTTATCGGTCAGCTTGTGTCCGAGGTCACTGTTCGCCATCGCCGTTCACCTCCGGCGCACCCGGTTCCGCAAAGCTCCGGTCAATCTCTTCTGCAGCCTTCCGCTTTGCCATGTCCTCGTACTGGTCAATGTCGCCGTTAATGGTCAGCAGCTTCTTCGTGATGTATTCGTCATCGTAATACGCCGCACCCAGAAGAATGTTCTGCGTTTCCTCGCTCTTGTTGATGATCTGATTGCGCGTATAACTCGGCTTGTCCTCAATGCCCGCCAGACGCAGGATTTCCACAATAAACCGCGTGACCTCGGATTCAAACTTGTCTGTTTTCAGATCCAGCGGCACATAGCTGGCCTTGATCGCGGTCGCCGTCTGGTTCCCGGCAGATACCGCCGCCGCGTCAAAGCACTGAAAATCCTCGTATAGCTTTTTCTTGAGCATATCAATGGTGCTGCTGGTGCCCTCATAGGGTGCCTCGATGGTTTTACTCTCCACCTTTGCGCCATCATCGCCGTTGGCGTGGGCAACGTGCGTGGTTTTCAAGCGCTCCACAAACTTTGCATCGTCGAGGTCGTCCATGCCGTTGCAGTTAGACAGCACCCAATAAATCAGGTTGCCCTCATCCACATTGTTAACCATGTTCGAGGACGCCAGATCCAGCGCGTCAATGGTGTTGCGCTTGCCGACGATTTCGGAGAGACACCGCTTGTTGTTTTTCAGCGGGACGATGGGGAAACTCGGATAATTCCCGCCGTCGTAAATCTCTGTTTCGCCGACTTCCGCCTTGCGCTCGATCAGCTTATAGCTGCGCTTTGGCTGCATGACGGCCATATCCTCGCCGCTGGGCTGGAAATACTCGGTAAAGCCGTCGATCTCATACAGCGTCGCTCTCATAGGCTTATCCTGTGCCACCTGCCAGAACCGGATACCGGCTTTCATCGCGCCGTCCTCTTCATCATAGAGGGGGACGAACTCAAGCAGGGAGAACACCCGAAGATGCGTCAGATCCCAAAAGCCGAAGGATACGCCTGCGATTTTCGCCGCCCGCGCCGCATCCATGACTTCCTGGTCAAAGTCCGGGCATAGCTTGTTCGGCGTTTCCTTCTCCGCAAAGGTTACGCCGTTGCCCAGCAGATATGAAACTTCCTGATCCACCGCCAGGCCGAAGAAACGGCTGGCCAGCTTATGGTTTGCCGTCCACATATCCGTGTGGGCACGGCCCTGCATATCGTAGATGATCTTTTCATAGCGATTAATGGTCGGATTCAGGCCATTGTAATATTCCTCAGCATCCGCCGCCGTCTTGTATGCGTGTGAGCTTCGATGCTCGTTGATTGCTCCGCGAATAAACCCAATCCGCGCCTGGTCACTTTCTCCGACCGCAACAAGGTCATTGTAAGTTTTGATAGCCTCTCACTCCTATCTGCTCCAAATGGGGACATAATCGCGCTTATACGCCTTATTTTTCAAAATCGTATAGGCAAAATAGCGCGTTTCGTCCATTGCGTGGTCGTTTTCCTTGATTGGCCTGTCGTCGGCGGATTTTTCGTCCCACCGATATAGCCCAAACTCGCGGATGCAGTCTTTGCAGCCACGATGCACCTTGAGAATGCCGTCTTGCAAAAACCGCGCCGTAGTCATAATCCCGTTTGTCACATCGTTGTTGGCCTTGCGGACCATATAACCGCGCCGCCGCAAGACCTCGATAAACGAAGCGGCAGACGGGTCAACGATAATGCTTTTGACATCCGCCTCGCCAATGAGCTTTTTAATTTCGTCAGCGTATTCCTCGTCTGTCTTGTTCTTTTGGTTCTCGCGCCCGGAATAGTAATACTCGCGGATGCGCGTGGCCGACTTGCCGTCCCAGCACCAAAGTCCTGCAGAAAACGGGTTAAGTGTTCCGTAGTCGCAGGAAACATAGTATTCTCCCTTTTCCGGCAGCTCGTCCACAATGCAGCTCTCGTCAAACATGGGATAGATCAGCCCCTCGGCCAGCACCCACAGTCCACGGATGTAACGATCATAAAACACGCCCGTAAACATCGACTGATACCGCTCCAGCGTTTTCTGCGACAGCCCGGGGTTGTCCGTCATTTCAAAATGCAGATACAGCGCGTTCCGCTCTCGGTTTCGCTTGATCCACTCTGTATAAAACCAATGCTGTGGACTTCCCGGGTTGCAAGAAAACCACAGCTTTGCACCGTCAACGGAGCAGCGGGTCAGCGCCTGCTCCACAAACGAGCGCGGCATCAGCACCACTTCGTCCAGCAGCACACCCGCCAGCGTGCGGCCTTGGATCAGCGTATAACTTGCCTCGTCCTTACCGCCGAACACCTCAAAGTAATTCGTCACGGCTCCGCGCCGCACTTCCATCACCTTGTCACCGCGCCGCCAGCGGATGATATAACGTTCCTTTGCAAGACTCATCGCCGTAAACGGCACGATGATGTTCTTGGTGCAGCTATCCACCGTGCGGCCACACACGCCGAAGCGCTGACCGCTGAAATTCTCCATCGCCCAGCGGACGAACGCCCACATCATGATGGAGGTCTTGCCGGAACGCACGGCTCCGTCGCAGATAAGTGCGTCGTATTTGGAATACGGAAAGGCCATGATTTTCTGCTGCTTCTCTGAAATCATAGGGCGGCCTCATAACTCACGTGAAAAATCTCGCTCTTACATGGATAAATTTCTCCATTTACGCCCCGAATAATATAGTCTCCGGCTTGAGCAATCATTGTCCCTTCAAGCGTCTTTATCTCGCACCATGCCGGATTCGGATAATGCTTGCCAAAGTCATGGGTAACAATTGTATTTTCCGAAACTGCATTCCAAAACCAATCTTCTCCGACAAGCCCTCTTGCGTTTAACTGAAATGCTTCAATAACAACCGGCTTTTTTCTATATTTACCCATCGCTCTCCAACCCTTCTGCCATTTCACGCAGACTCACACTCAATGCGTCATCCTGCGTGTTGTCAGTCGGCAAACCCAGCTCCACAATATCGCGCTGCCCAAGGTACTGTTTCCCCAGCCAAATCGCCATGCTTGCGTTCTTTGCCGCAAGCTGCCACTGGCTCCGACGCAGTGAAATTTTCCCCGCTCCTCGCTTTTGTGCAAAAACTTCCGAAAAACTTCTCTTATAGGTTCGTTTGCACCATGTTTCCAATGTGTCCGAGCATACATCAAACCAGCCGCAGATTTCCTCAAGCGTGCATTGCAGGCCGCAGAGGTTCTCGAACTGCTTCTGATCTATTTCCTTTCTTGGCCTTGCCATACGCGCCCTCCTTTCTCGCAGTCATCTTTCTCGCCACCAATGTATGCAGGCCATTAATGGCCCCTGTAATATCGCCGGACTTAATCAGCCCGTTCAGTGTTTTCATCTGCTGTGTGGATAAATACTGCTGGTTTTTCTTCAACATCCTCCGCGCAGTCGCCTGAGCGTCAGTCATGCAGAAGCACCGCCTTTTCTCCGGTAAACTTTTTCCATCGATCAATAATGACGTCCGCATACTTCGGATCGTACTCCATGCAGAAAGCGTGTCTGCCATTCTGCTCCGCTGCCATGATCGTTGTGCCGGACCCAGCGAACAGGTCGAGGACATTCTCTCCCGGCTTGCTGGAGCACTGCATCTGGTAATCAAACAGCTTAATCGGCTTCATGGTCGGATGCTCCGCAGACTTGACAGGCTTATCGAAATTCAGCACAGTTGTCTGTCTGCGGTTTTTGAAGAAGTAGTGCTTCTTACCTTCCGTCCATCCGTAAAGGCAAGGCTCATGCGCGTCCTCTTCAATTTCGCTCTCACCGTACAGGCAAGGTTCATGTTTCCACTGGAAATCCTGTCTCCCCATTACGAGGGAATTCTTCACCCAAATCAGGCACTGCCTGACGCGCAGCATTGCGTCTTTACACGCGCCGCGGAAGTTATACCCCTCGCTGTCTGCATGCCAGATGTAGAACGGAGCACCGGGCTTCATGACCATCGCCGCATTGGAGAAAGCATCCGTCAGGAAACGCCTGAAGGCCGTATCCTCCATATTGTCGTTCTTAATCTTCCCGGCGGTGCCCTGATAGTCCACATTGTACGGAGGGTCTGTGAGCAGCAAATCCATTTGTGCCCCCCCCACGAGCTTCTGTACGTCTGTCAAAGATGTGCTATCTCCGCACATAAGGCGATGGTCTCCAAGCTGGTACACATCGCCCGGTTTGCTCTTCGGCTCTGCCGGTAAAACAGGATCATAGTTGTCCTCTACCACTGACGTGTCGAGTTCATCACGCAGACCCCAATCAAAGTCAAAAGCAGACAAGTCAAGCCCCGGCAGCTCATCAGCCAGCAGGTCAAAGTCCCAATCGCTCTCGTTGCTCTTGTTATCTACCAGCCGCAGGGCGTTCACTTGCTCCGGTGTCAGATCGTCCACGCAGACGCACGGCACTTCTTCCATGCCCAGCTTCTTTGCCGCCATAGCGCGGCAGTGGCCGATTACAATCACGCCGTCGCGGTCAATCACAATCGGCTGCACAAAGCCGTATTGCTTGATGCTCTCCGCAACATTGTTGATTTGCCGCTTATCATGCTTTTTTGCGTTGGCGGCATACGGCACAATATCCGCAAGCCGCCGTTTTGTGATTTCCATGCTTTCCTCCTGTTTTGCTACCAGCCCCCACCCCTTGGCTACAGTAACAGTCTTTCCCCTCCCATGCGGCCTTCTGGAAGCTCTCAAACATGGGTTACACAGTTATTTCGGTGCCACACCGCGCCGCGCCTTTTCATCAGCCGCACACTGTTTTTGCGGATTAACTGTCCGCCGCTGTGGCCACAGCTTGTGTGTACTTAACTTCTTGCGCTTCCTCGCCCGCTTGTGTGGTTGGTGCGGCATTGCAGTCCCGCCCTGCTTTAGCGCTTCAGGGAAAGTCCCCGTCACTCGCTGTGGTCTCCCCTTACGGGGCACCTATGCCGCATATTGGCCGTCTTCCCGCTTAGATTGTCACACGCTCATGCCCGCTTGAGGCCCCGCAAGCATCTCAAGCGCCGCTGTTCGGTCATGGCAAGGAGGACGCATCCTCACGCGCAGTTTTCAGCGAGCATTGTCATTTCCATGTGAGCCACGACGAACGGTCTCACAGTGTCCGGGCGCTACCCGGCCTCTTGTGCAGGCGACAGGATTCGAACCTGCGACAGAAACCCGACATTTGCCTTGCTCCGCTCTATCCGGCTGAGCTACGCCTGCATATAACAACAGCCCATAGGTTTCCCTACAGGCTGTTTGTGCCGGTATGACCTTTCGGTGCCCGAAGGTGCGCCCAATACCGGCGGCGCATAAGATGGAGGAAACGGGTTGAGTGGAAAGACGGGTGGATGGCTATGCCTTATCATCCACTGTACCTATTGTAGCACATCATTAGGTGGAATTTGTGCCAACTTTCTCTGCAAAACCACAATATATGGCTATGTCAAGCAAAAACTGCTCTTTTCTCCTGCTGAATGTCCGCTCGCTTATCCCCGGCACGATGATCCTACTTCGAGAATACTTGTGCTTGCCCTGACAGTTGCGCATGATCCCCTGTGTAAGCTGCTTTCGGACGCTCTCGCTCTCCAAATCCAGCCCGCAGCGGTCTATGGCGTATTCTACAGCCCGCATTTTCTTGGTTTCCGGCCAGTTTTCTATGGCGGCAAGCTGCTCCGCCTTGCTCTCTGCCGGTCTACCAATGCTGGGTGATCGGGGCATACCCTCTGTTGCACTGCTTCCGCCGCTCAGTATCTCGCTCCGCGCATCGTTGTATGCCTGTACTCTCCGGGGATAACCTCTGACATAAGCGATGCACTCAAGCCGCACATCATACGGCAGTTTTTGTTTTCGACTCATGACCGCCTCCTCACTCTGCGTTGTTGATTAGTTTGTAGTCGATCCGCAGAGCGTCCGCAATGTCTTTCTTGGTCACATAGCCGCTGTTCTTTGCATTCACCAGCTTCACAAGGCACTTTTGCAGATACTCAATGCTCATGGTGTCGTGGCTGTCCGGCGTTTCCTCCAGCACATGGAATCCAAACTTTGTAAGCAGCACTTCGGATACCAAATCCATATTCTGCTTTGTCCCTATCAGCTTTCCCTGCTGGTACGCTTTCATGGGGTTGTTGGGCAGGGTTTTGCCGTCAATTCTCATTTCCGTCCCTCCTTGATCTTGTCCATCAGAAGCAGCCGCACAGCTTGGCAGAGTGCATATACAAGGCTATTCTGCCAAATGCTCCGTCGCTCCTTAATGCGGCACATACCGTTCTCGATTTCCTCCAAGGCTTCCAGCATTGCGTCTTTATTCGCCATCGGCTGCCCTCCACGGAGTGTCCACGCATTCAGGATGGACAATCTCCATCTCGATCGCCCACAGTAGGTTCCACGCTGCAGCTACAAGGTGCGGCTCGTCTACATAGACCGCCAAATATTTTGCTGCGTGGCGAATGGCGGAATCTAACAGACTGTGGGTTGGGATTCCTTTATCGACATTATGCTCCCCGTATTTCAAAGCACCCGCCTCGCAGTGCTTCGACACTTCCATGATAGCCAACCAAGGGAGCAAATCCATCCGTCCCTTGCCCGTGTGCATATCCCGGAGCGCTCCGCTTGGAAACTTGGTTCTTTCTCCGCTGTCTTTAATCATAGTCCTTCCGTTCTCCATAGCTGCAAAAGTCATCGTCCTTTACTGTGACATCGTACTCGCTCAGCTCATACCAATAGCCTTCGCAGGAACGTCCATTTCCATCTTTGCAACTGTACTTGCACTCCTTGCACCGCACCACGGCCACAGCGTCAACGGTGGGTGTGTCTTGCAAAGCATCATAAAACGCATCAAACGCACCTATTACACCTACACCTTGTTCAATTTGTTCGTTAAACAAGCACTCTAACTCTTCCGCATCAATCAGCCGCATCGCCGTCACCTCCGTCCATCTTTGCCCCGCAGTTGGGGCAGTAACTGTAAAATTTGCCGTACTCAGGGACATCCCATCCGCACACAGAGCAGGCCCTCCGCGTCTTGTAACCGTCCATGCTATTCCACCTTCCATGCACCACCGGGGCCACATCAGCGGCGGGAACACCTCGAATCACATCTCGGACATTTTCCCTTCCAAACCCCCAATCACTGTGTCCGTCCAGATCACTTTCACAGACGTCGGGGTCAGCATTATCAAATGCTTCCTCAAGTTTCTTTCTCTCAATGTATTCAGCCATCTTCGTCCTCCTCTCCGGCTTTTCTGTGTGGCGCTCCCGGAATCCATACCTGCTCACGGCAGACGTAGCATATCCCGTCCTCTTTCCATGCGCCTTTCCCGTATTTGCAGTCGCCACACATCGGCATCGCCGTCATCCTCCTACCGCAGTGTGGGCAGTAGTCTGTGATTTCTCTTGCATTCGTCCCCCGACCACGCCGGTATCTCGCAAACGGCATCCACATTCCGCAGCTCGTGCATTGCGGAGTGTCTGCATCATATACTCTCCATTCGGCCATTTTCAGCACCTCCCCATTCTAACGGTTTGCCGCACATCGGGCATTTTTCAGCTTTCTGCTCTTCGGCCATCAGCCCCAACTTCCGCTTGCAATGCGGGCAGTACGGTATATGCCACCAGCCGTGACTTCTGCCAAGTTTCCATTTCTTGTTGCGGTAAAAAGGCTTCTTCGGTTCATCCATTGTCAGCACTCCTAAAACAGTTGAATGTGCTTTAGGCCCTTCTCAAGGTCACAGTTCTCGTCAAATCGTTTCGCATCGTCCATCGTGTAAACGTTCGCCAAGTCCTCACGCGCTTTTGCGATGCGATTACTTAGGGTTTTGATTTCGGCATCCAATTCTGCAAGAACCGCAAGCAGTTCATCCTTTTTCTTTTCAATATTCATCCTTCATCGCCTCCAATGCTTTCTCCGCCTCCTCGCTTACCGCAGTAATTCTCCCATGTTTCACCAGATCACAGAACACATTGTAACCCATGTGAAACACAATTCCGCAACTGCTGCAATAGCGAATTGCAAGATCTACATCCTTCATAAGTCGCAGACTGTCGATGTTTTCCTTGCATAGCAAAGTGCGCCCACTGGTAAATGGCAGCACCACCAGCCGCCCGTCCTTGTCGGCCTCTGCCAGCTCCCGCAGGCGGTCATAACCTCCTCCGATGCTGTTCAGCACTGACATCATGGCATTCCATTCGCCCCACATACTGTGGACTTCTCCCGGTTCCAGACCCGTGTCCTCGTAGGCGGCGAGGCGGCTCTTGAGGCGATTGCGGCAGTACAGCGCGGTGCAGTCAAACATCGGCTGACCATGCCTCCCCGCCCAATCCGCTTTGCACTTCTCGCAGTCCATCATTACCTGTCCATCGGTGTCACGTTTCGTCAGTCGTTCCATCACTCCACCTCACAGTCTTTTCCCGAACACCCCATTGGAGTGCGTCCTCGTGGCTATCAAAGTACAGGTCAATGCGGTTTCCGCTGATTGCTCCGCCCACATCCTGCGCTATGTAGATATGCCCATCAATCTCAACCTCCGTACCCATCGGGATAACATCCGGGTCCGTTGCGATGGTCACGCCCTGTGTGGCTTTCGCTCCTGTGGCTGTATAGCCGTTTGAATACGCTCCACAGCATTTTTCACAGGGGCAGTATGCTGTCACGGTCATGGCGCTTTCGTTCGTGTAGGCGGCTTCCTGTGGCGTTTCTTGGCGGATTGCTTCCGCCACCGGAGGCAAATCAGGCTCTTGCTCCACCGCATATTCTGCTTCGGCGGCAATCAGCTCCCCCCACAATATCCCGGCGGCAATCAGCAGACCAAGGGCCGCACCTCCGGCAACTGTAAATATGCTCTTTCTGCTCATTTTCTTCCTCTCCCGTATACCATCCATTGCATAGATACCCCAAGCGCATCACAGATATGTGCCAGCACCCACACCGATGCGGTGCTGTGTCCACACTCAATATAGCTGATTGTCGATGGTGCTACACCAGATTCCAAAGCCAAATCATTTTGCGACATAAGTTCCTTCTCCCTCGCCTCCCGCAGGCGCTTCCCCATACCCGCAAAATCTGCAGTCATGTGTATCCTCCTTTCTATCATCAGGATCGTACTCTGGGCAACTTACCACCAAAACCGACGTGTATTTTTCATTTTTGGTCGGAATTGCATTCCATCCCTTTACCGGCTCAAAGCGTATAGGCCAGCCCTCTTTTGTGTAGTCTACTTCTGTCCATGAGCATCCTCCATACGCTTTTCTACAAGTCCAGCAAAGCGTTTTCCCTCCAGTGGTAATATGCTCCTTCACAAGTTTTCTCCTCCTCTCACCACTCAACCGTGACTTCACATTCATTCGGCATAAGCAGGCGTAGATTTTGCAAAACGCTTTCCCGGTCTCCCCGGATAGTGAGCCGTGCGTGCAGCAGCTCTGCACCCCTTGCGGGTGGGGCAATTTCGTCGGTCTGCTACTCCGGCGTTTCTGCTGCCGTCACTTCGGCTGTGTGCCACTCCGATAGTTTCTTTTGCCACAAGTCAAGGTTCCGACCACCTCGCACAAACGGCACGCCCAGCTTTTCTCCATATTCTCTGATGGTGGCGCTGCAACAGCCCATCTCGTCTGCAAGGTATGTAGCTGCCCCTCCACAACTCTGCATATTCCGCAGGTATTCTCGCTGCAGGTCGTCCGGCATTCCCTTGAATTCAGCCAACGGCATAGGCCGCGTGATGTTGTAAGTTTTCACCGCTCCGTTCATCTCCTTTTTCTGCGCCGCAGTGAGATAATCACTGGGCAATCTGCATTTCCCACGCTTACGGTTTACATGGGCAAACGCACCTCTTGCAACACGCTTTTTCTGCACGATGTCATAGTCAAAATCATTCATAGGCGGTTATGCTCACCTCCGTCCGTGGGGTCTCCTTGTCGTACAGCACCCGGCTTTCGTCATGACTGACGATAATGCCGCAGTGATCGTCCAGCAGCACACGCGCCTTGACCATCACATCGTCAACAGCTTCCAGCAGATTGGTTAAATCCACTCGCCGCTTGGTGGGCATATAAAACAGGCATTTAACCTCCACTGGATAATCGATCGGCTCATGCACACCAGCCTTTTTGCAGTACCACACAGCTTTTGCCTCGTAGTCGATGTACTTCTGCGACGGCATGATAAACGATTTCCCTGTCTTGCTGCTGTGCATAATGCGCTGGCTGTTTTTCTTTGTAACCGGCGGCAGGGGTATGGTAAAGTGCAGTTCAGCCATTTCCGCCTCCCATCTCCATCTGCCCGTCCACCTGCATAGCTCTGGCAAGGCGGCGGTATGTCCCCAGCTCGTCCAATGCCCGCTTGCGGTACATGGAAAGTAAGGCTTGCTTTTCTTCCTCCGTTTCCGCCAGCTTGTAGCCGCCGTCTTTCATGGCAACGATAGGCACACCCTGCCGCCTCTGCTCCCGTATCATCCGGCGGTTCTCTCTGTCCGGCATACCGGTGAGTGCTTCAAGGTTTTTCCGGGTGTATGTAATGCCGGGAATCATGCGTAATGTGGTCATGTCAATCCTCCCCAAATCTCAGTTTCGTCACGGCGATAGGAAATTCCTCAATTTCGCTTGCCCAGCGTGCCGCGCCCTTGCCGTTGTGCAGCTCAAACACCAGCGGAAAGCCGCCGATGCCGTCAAACAGGCTGCCCATCGTAACAGGGCGAAGATATTGTGCGCTGATACGCTTTGCCAGGAAGTCCCAGAACGGCAATGCGATGGAATTGCCCAGTGCCTTGTACCGGGGGCTGTCCGCATCCTTGTGGCGCTTGCCCTTGCTGTCCATCCACTCGCCGATGTCTGTCCATCCGTCCGGGTAGCCCTGCAGCCGTTCGCACTCCATCGGGGTCAGGCGTCGCACCACCATGTTCTGCACCGGGTATGTCTCCGCGTCCTCCCGGTATGCGCAGGAAGCCTTTGCCCGCAGTGCGTGTGCCACCTCCGGTGTTGCCCCGCACACCAGCATATCGTTGTATGCGTCTTGCCCGTTATAGCTCCCAGAATGAGCACCGGGCGAAAGCGTACCTGTCACATCTTGGTATGTAAGCGGCACTTGGTTGCCGCCGGTTCCCATACGGGCTTGCAAACTCGGAGCGATCTCGCCGCAGTCTCGGATGACATCACAGGCGTGCGACATATCCAGTGCAACCACCGCCGGGGTTTGGTTCGTCCCGCTGGGTGCCGCCGTCAGCGTGGGCGATACTTCCTCACTGTACCCGATGCCGCCCGCCTGTGCGCCCTGTCCAGCCTTAAACCCGGCGCACAATACGCTGTCCCGCGCCATGCCACCGTTTTCATTGGCGTTTAAACTATGCCATGCACCATCTTGGTCATACACCCGTGCGCTTTGTGCCTCCCACGGTGTCAGGCATCTTACTCCCGCGCAGACCGCCGGTCGGTCGATGGTGTTCAAGGTATAACTCGTGTCCTCCCGCCAGCCTTTCCCGTTGCATCCAGCGGTGTCTGCGCGGTCAATCCCGTTCCCTTGTAAACAGAAAATCGTCTGGTCGTTGCCGGTGCCGAGCGTTCCGCTCTTGTCCTCCTGCACTAAAGCGCCCTTTCCTCCTCCGTCACAGCCCCCCCTGATCCGGACTGCATAAGAAGCACCGCTTTCAGCGTTTCCGGCAAGTCTTTCCCCCGCCGTTCCGCTCTCCGCAGGATGCCCTGACACGCTTTTGCGCTCAAAGAGTATTTCCCCTGCGGTGTCGCCTCCAAAATCTGCGACAATCGAGATACGACGGCGGCGTTGGGGGACTCCCCAGTATTGCGCATCATGCACTCTCCAAGCCACGCTCCATCGTCCTCCCACTTCATCGTGGTAGCCCCCCCAGGTGTTCCAACCCTTTTCAGGCACTTCAATATCGGGGGCTTCCGGCTCTGCGATGCGGATGATCTCTTCGAGGACTGCCGCGAAGTCTCGCCCTTTGTTGCTCGAGAATGCTCCGGGCACGTTTTCCCAGACCATAAACCGAGGTCTGACCATGTCACCTGTCCGTCCGCTCTCTCTGTCATGCTCTCTCATCTCCTTTACGATGCGGGTCTGTTCCATGAACAATCCGCTCCTTGCACCGGCCAATCCGGTGCGTTTTCCTGCAATGCTCAAGTCCTGGCACGGCGATCCGCCCGTGATAACATCCACGATCTCAATTTCTGCGCCGTTGATTTTCGTAATATCGCCGAGGTGCTTCATCTCCGTTCCTCCCGTTTTGTCATTGCAGCCTCCAATTCTTCTTTTTGCCGATGTTCAGCATATAATCCTTCGCCCTCTGGTTGATCCTGCTCCCGATTGCCTCGTCCCAGCTCAAAATGCGGTCAATGGTCAGCTCCGTGGAGATGATCGTGATTGCATCCGGGTTGATATACCTGGCATTCAGCAGGTCAAAGGCGATGTTTTTGTCGGCATCCGTTACGCTCCCCTTGAGAAAATCGTCGATATACAGCGCACGGACGGTTTTCATCGGCTGCATGGCTTCGGCGTATGCTTCGGCATCGTTGGTCTTTGCCTTGATTGCCGGAATATCTCCCCGCCATTGCACATACCGCACTGGGATTCCTCCGTCCATCAGCTTGGCGCAAATCGCCGTACACAGGTGTGTTTTCCCAGTGCCGGGAGATCCGCCGATGAAAAACCACTTGCCTTTCCAGTCGGTCAAATACTTCTCCGCCGCTTGCTTTGCGGCCTGTTGCCAATACTCCTGAGTTTGGAACGACTCAAAGGTGCAGCTATCCAGCAGTCCCAGAAGTCCGGAACGCTCCATGCGAAGCCTATTCCGACGAATGATCTCACATTTGCAGGTTCTACTCACCAGTTCGCCGCTTTCCGTGCGCCGGACGGTGTAGCCCAGCCCGCCGCAGATGTCACAGCCATGTTCCGACATGGTATTCTTGCTTTGTTGGCTGTTCACCGGCTTCCTCCTTTCTGCGCTTCTCCCATGTTCTGACGGCAGCCTTCCAGTCCTTCATGCGGTTTTTCCCAACCATCCATCCCTTGCTGGCGTAGAAATCGACGAACTGCTGTGCGTCAACCGCAGACCCCCGTTCGGAGATATAAGCCTGAACTTCGGCCAAAGAAGGCGGAGAGAAGCGCGCCTCGCGCGCATTATTCTCGCTTCTCGATTCTCGTATATCGATTCCCGATTCTCGATTCTCGAATACGGGAACATCTGCATTCATTTGTTTGCAAATGATTTCATCTGCTTGCGTAGGCTCTACAGGCTCAGGATATTTGCTTTCCTTTGCTCTCTGGTTCTGATACTTACCCCATGTTGGTAGGTAGAGGAAGCGCTTGCCCTGTGAAGTATAAAGGGCAACCAATCCAGCACTCGCCAGTCCATGAAGGGCGTTTTCTACAGTTTTCAGAGTAAGATTTTCTTTCAAAGGGAATAGCCTGTTTTTGATAATCGCGGCCCGTCCGTCATAGCGTCCGAAATCATCGCAAGAAACAATCAGCCGATAGAACAAGACCTCCTCGAACCACGAAAGCCCATCTATGCTGTCGCTGGTGCAGATGCTCTCGCGTATGATTCTGTTCGGCATCGGCGCACCGCCTTAAAACGGCAAATCGCCGTCGTCCTCGGAAATCTCCTCGAATGTCTGTGCGGGCTTCTGTGGTGCGCTGTCCTTGCTGCCGCTGAAATGTACCCGGTCCGCCGTCAGCTCCACCACCGTGCGCTTGTTGCCGCTGTTATCCTCGTATTCCCGGCTGGAAAGTTTGCCCTCCACGACGATCTCCTTGCCCTTAGCAAAGTGCTTGCAAATCATCTCTGCCGTGCTCTGCCATGCCACGCAGGAGAGAAACAGCTTCGTTTCTCTGTCCTTTACCTTCTCGCTCCATGCCACACGGAAACTGCACACCGCTGTTCCGCTGTTGGTGCGGCGCAATTCGGGGTCAGAGCAAAGCCGCCCCTGCAAAATCGTTCTGTTTACCATCGTTTTCCTCCTTACAAATAGCTTTTTCCAAATTCACGGCGGAAGTCATCTTCCGTCCATCTCTGTTCCTGCATGGCCTTTAACTGGCCGTATCGGCGAAGCAGACGCATTTGATTCCCGTTTCGGTGTACAGCGTTTCCACCGTTCCTGTGGCATCGTTCGCCGCAGAGATACACCACAAGGCCGTATTTCTCGCTCTTGTTTCGGTACGCACCGCCGAAAATATGGTGCCGCTCCAGCGGGTCACTTGCGCCATTTCTGCCGCACAGGAAACACCGTCTTTCATCAGTCACCTTTATCACCTCCCAGCGGCTGAGCTTCGCCCCAGCGGGATTTTAGCGCATCCAACTCCTGCGGTGTCATAGTCTCGATTCCAGCTTCTCGGCAATCGGCAACGATCTGGTCAATCAGCCGTGACATCTGCTCTGTGTCGTAGGTGCTTGAGCCGTACCAAACCGCCACGTTCACGCAGCCAGGAATTTTGCTTGGTCCTTGTTCCGCCATCCAGCCGGTTCCTTTCGCCTCCCATCTGCGGCAGAACTCGTCCGCCGCCTTTGATACCATGCACACGACATCGCTCACACCACCGATGATCCTGATTTCTTCCCGGTACACATCATTCCTCGGAATCCCATAGTGTGCCGCCAGTTTATCCAGTAAAACCCACGCATAAGCGTTTGCGTCAAGGCTCCTGCCCTTGCGCTTGATCTGCACCACATACTGCTTGTCCGGCTTCATCTCGTCACAGATGGTCATTGCAGAGGCGGGGGACTGTACCCGGAGGCACAGCCACGCCCCATCGCTGTCCTGCTGCCACCGTGCGGCGGTCACATCAGCCTGCAACATTGCCCTGCTCCTTCTTCGCGGCCTTCATGCAGTCGGCGCACATCTGCGCTCCGTAGCGGCCCTTGGAGTACTTAACCATGTCCTTTACCGTCCACATTTCGCCGTTGCGCTTCTTGACGGACACAATGTCAGCTCCACATCGCTCACACACCGGAGCGGCGTTCCGCTCCTTCTCGTCCAGCTCGGCGGAGGAAATTTTGTCCGGGTCCTCGCCGGTGGGAAGCGCAAAGGTCCGCAGCCACATATACTTAAACGCATAGGTCATGGCCTTGCCGCTGCCCTTGTCTTGTGTGTCTGCGCCATCTCCGCAGGATGCAATCTCGATGTATTCCTCCGGGTTTTCCACGTTGACCATGCGGTAGATGACATCCACGTGGGTAATGTTCCCAGTTCTCCCGGCTGTCTGTGCGATGGGGTATACAACCAGTTTGTGTTTCAGCAGTTCCGCACGCATGATGGAGGTTACTTTCTCCTCGCTCAGTGCCTTGTATTTGGTGCTGCCAAACTCTACATGATCGTCCTTTGCCAAATACTGGACATCCTGCATGATTGCAGCGATTTTCTCGTAGATATTCATCATTCGGTTTTCTCCTCATCAACAACTTGTAGCGGGCAATATGCCCCGACGATTCGTGTGTCCAGCAAATACTCCCCCGTGCGGCGGCATTGATTTCGCGAATACGTCTCCAAAAGTGGGCAGAGGTTACAGCACATTTTCCCCTCTGGGAATGGGATTTCCACTGTAGCTTTTATGTACCGGAGGACGCCGTTTATCATCCCAAGCCCCCCTTATGCAAAAACTCCGAGAGATACTCACCCTCCGTCAGCTCGGAAATATAATCAAGCTGCACATCGGAGAACTTCCGTATAGCCAGCTTGAAATTTCCGATTGTTTCCAGCTCGCACTTGTGGCACATAGCAGACTTCATCGGCTTCCAGCCGTGGCAAACAGGACATTCATCCGCTTCTCCGGGGATAATCTCCTCTCCGCATTCTGGGCAAACATAAATTATGCTGTTTCCGCACTCATCGGACTTTTCCTCGATGTAATCCAACGAATGGAACGCTGCCCCACAATAATCACACAAATACATTACTAAGCCTCCATGATCTCGCCGTTCACCAGTTTGTACCATGTGTCCGCCTTGACGGTATCGCCGTCCACCTTTGCAATTTTGACATCAATGATGTTGCCATCATCGTCACGCTCAGAAACGACAATCCAGTTGCCCACAGTGCCTCTTGCAAGGCTATCTTCGCCCCATGCCACAGCAAGGCACTGTTCGCCCAATGCGGTCGCTCTCCCAGCGAAGCCGGTTACGACAGCCGTGCCACTATCACCCGATGCGGCGGCGTTGCCCCTCTCACCAGATGCGGCGGCGTTGCCCCTCCAACCGGATGCGGCGGCGTTGCCACTATCACCCGATGCGGCGGCGTTGCCCCTCCAACCGGATGCGGCGGCGTTGCCACTCCAACCGGATGCGGCGGCGTTGCCACTATCACCCGATGCGGCGGCGTTGCCACTATCACCCGATGCGGCGGCGTTGCCCCTCCAACCGGATGCGGCGGCGTTGCCACTCCAACCGGATGCGGCGGCGTTGCCACTATCACCCGATGCGTTTTCCTCGGTTGCGCTCTCGCACTTGTCAAACACAAACCGCACACCGGCGTTGATAACGCCTTTCAGCCCGATCTCTGCGCTAATCTTAATATGTTTGCCGCAAACCTTACTGTCAGTGCTGTTGCGTTCGCCGTTGTCGTCCACATCAACCTCGCAGTACCGGCTATCTGTCGGTCTATAGTACCGGAACGTGTCCAGCGGGTTCTCGCAGGCGTGGAATCCCTTTTTGCAAAGGGCGGCGTTTGCCTCCTCGTACTCTTTTCCCACCTCGTACTGGAATCCTCTGCATTTCAGGTCCTTGTCAAAGCCCTTGTATGCTTTCATCGTCTTTCCCTCCGTTTGTGTTACTTCCCGTCCAGTTTGTCCACCAGCCACATGAAGCCGTAAACCGCCGTTCCGGCTCCCAGATACACCAGCGCCCATGTCAGCATCATTGCGTCTCCTCCTCTCGCTCCGCCAGTTCCTTTTCCTCGTCCCGGATGGCTTTCGCCTCCGCATCCAATACCGTGTCAGATGTCCGCATCGGATGCATCCTCCTTTTCCGGCTCCAGCTTCCACACATCCCGTGTGACCTTGGAAACCTGGGGGATATCCCCCCAATACAGGGCGTTCAGGAAATCGTCCTCACCGGTTCCGTACAAAACAAAGCGTGGCTCTGTGATGACCTTGTACCCGGAATATACGGTTGTCTTATTGCTGCCGCTAACCAGATCGCCCACCTCGGCCACATTGCACTCCGACCGCATAGCTACACGGTCGTAGTGCTTCTCAGCCACGATGGCGTAGTAATGTCTTTGCATCTTCATTCCTCCTAAATTCTCACTTGCCTGATCTGTCCAGTTTGTCCACCAGCAGCCAAACCAATAGCTGACCGTTGCGACCCCGATGATGACCAGCGTCAATGTGTAACCGTCCATGTTTACTCCTCCCGCTCCGCAATCCACGCATCCAGCTTCTTTTTGAAAATCTGAAATACACGGCTGCGGTCGGTACGGATGCACACGCCAAAGGGGTACACGCCCTGCTCCAGGCCGTCGGCCAGAGTGTCAGAACAAAGGCTCAAGCCTTTATCTCTAAGATACTTCGATGCCTGGTGCAGCGTCATGGTTTCGATCATTTGTCATCCTCCTTCTTCAACAGCTCGTCCACCGTGCAGCCGTACAGCTCGGCGATCTCCGGCAAGCGGCTGGCTCTCGGTGCCTGCGTGCCGGTCTCCCACATATAAACCGCCGCATCCGTCACCTTTAGTTTCTCGATGACCTGCCGGACACTTAGCCCAGCGGCCAACCGAGCGCTGCGAAAACTCATTCTGTCACCTCCAGTTTGATTCTTGCTTAGTTTTTAAGGTTGAATACGGGTGTTACGGCATCAGGGCGGCTTTCCCTCTCCGCAATCAACAAAAACTAAGTTTTACTTGACAACTTAGCAAACTGTGGTATTATGGAAGTGCCAACAACCCTTAATATTTTCCGCAGTCCGCTAAGTGCAGGGGGCTTGGTTTTGTATTGCCTCCCGACAGTTCTAATTATAACTAATTAGAAATTATAAGTCAACCACTTTCTATTAGTTTTTATTAGTTTCGGCGAACTGCACAATATATACGAGGTGCAAATGGACGCTATAGACAAAATCAACTTTTACTTGAGTAAAAAGGGCAAAAATGGAGCCGATTTAAGCCGCGCATTAGGGCTATCAAATAGCATTTATAGCCAATGGAACACGCGAAAAACTAAGCCGTCAAATGTTCGCCTTCCCGTTATTGCCGAATATCTCGGTGTCTCCGTAGAGGACATTATGCCGGACGATGTAGCCGCCCCCGCAGCTTCGGAGGGCGCAAAAAAAGCCCCCGATCCGGAGATCGAGGGCGTAATGGAAGATGAAAATTTGAAAGAAGCTGTCGAGCTTTTGAAAAAAATGGATAAAGAAACCCTGCGGATTTTTATCAAAGCCGCCCGCGGGGCTTTGGAGAATTAATTATGAGTATTTCGTGGGGTGAAATCGGCGTTTCCGCCTTTTCTGTTTTGGCATCCGCTGGAGTGTCTGTCTACATTTCTAAGCGGACAGCAAAAGCAGAAATCGAAAAGCTGCGGGCAATATGGGCGCACGAGAAAGAGGCCGCTTGCGATTCCGATTTTGATGCGATGGTTGCCGCCGTTTCCTTATATGCAAAGTATCCGTCTCCCGCAAACTTTCAGTCCGCTACCAACGCCGTCGGCATTTATCGCGCAAAAGCCACGGGAGAAGCGGCGGAAAAGGTTGACGAACTCAGCCGTTTAATCGTGAGGGAATGCCAAAATCGCGCAGCAGTATCCGACCAGCTGCAAGCCGTAATTGAGTGCAAGCGTAAAGCGTAGCTTTAAAAGGTCGCCTTGCCCTGCTCTCCCTCTTTCCAAAACATATCAAGTTCACCGGAAAAAAGATTCCTGGCAATTTTGTAAAGCTCACTGATGGCTGTTTCGCGGTCAACGCCGTCCAGCTCAAGGCCGATTTCGCGCTCGTAGCCGTTTTCTTTACTAATAGCCCAAATTTTCATTTTATCGCCCCCATAATTTTATCAAACTGAAAAGCCATTATTTCAGCTTCTCTCTTTTTGTGCGCTCTGATCGCGGCTTGTATGCGCCTGCGGCTGTCCTCTGGCTCTGCGTCCAGCTCCGGCCTTGTCAGCATAGCGAGGCGGGCTTGTATGTCCGCTAACTCGATCTGCAATGCCTCCGGCTGCATCAATGCCTTTCCGTACACCGTTACAAGGTCGGCGCGGCTCTGCGCTGCAAAGACGCTATCCCCTGTGATCCTGCCTATACAATCCACGGCAAGCAATAGCAGCTTTGCCGTTGGCTCTCCCGCCTGTATGCCTTTAAGAATAGAAGTTCTTGCGGCCTCGCTTTCCGCTATGGCTGCTTGTTTCTCTTTGCAGATAGCAAGCGCCCTTTCTTCGGCTTCTGTGCGCCGTTCCTGCTCTCGCAATAGCGAGGCTATGCTGATACGCTCCGCGCCCTCCTGTGCGTCCTGGGTGGCTTCCTGTGCCGTTTGCGCGGCATATTCCCATAAGTTCATATTGCCGCCCCCTTAAAATCGCTTTGCGCCCGCTGCGTCCTCGCTTTCGGCCGGTCTAAACAAGTCAAATTTCGGGTAGTATTCAAAGCTTGCCTTGTAGCTGCTGATCCCGTAGCGGTTTTTAAGGCATACAAGCTCAACCTGCCGCGGCGTTTCCTGCTTTGCCTCCCGCACTCTATCCCGCTTTTTGATAACATCTTTATCTTTTGAGGTCAAAAATAAATCTTCATTCAAGGCCGAAAGCTGCAAGCCCCATACTACATCGGCGGTATATTCAATGCCGCCGCTTTCTTTGAAGCTCTCAAAGTCAATAGGGGCAAGATAATTGCTGCGGTTTACGCTGCTCACAACGATTATAGGCAAATCAAGGGCGCGGCTCATGCGCTTTAGCTCTGTCATGTTGCCGTCTGTCTGTTCCTTTGTTGTCTGCCGCCCCTCTCCCTGCAAGATTTGCAGATAGTCCACGATAACAACGGGCTTTACTTTGTTGCGGCTCATGTACCGGCGTACATACTCGCCTATAAAAGAAACTGTGCAAGCAAAGTTCCCCTCAATAACGCTCATGCGATCTTGCACGGCCTCTGTGTACGCTCTGGCGGCATCCAGCGCCGCCTGGGTCAATCTGCCGCCCCGGATAGAAAGACTTGTGCAGGCGGTGCTTATATCCCGCTGCGCGGTGATCCTGGCAAGGCTCTTGCTCACCATTTCAAGGCGGCTTTGCTCCATGCTGAAAAACAAGATATGTTCCCCCGCTGCCGCCATCTGGTCCGCCACTTGATGAATGAATGTTGTTTTCCCCAAAGAGGAAATAGCGCCCAATACATACAAACCGGGGTAAATGCCGCCCGCCTGCCGGTCGAGGTTTTCAAAGCCGGTTTTGCGGGTGGAGCTGCGCCGGAAATTCTCAATTTCCCCGGCCATCAAAGAGTTAATATAGGCGGTTACGCTGTCCGGCGTGGCGCTGGTGCTTCGCTGCGCGGCCTGTACCGCGTCAATAAAAGCCGCCCTGTCGCTTGTAAGGGCTTCGTTTGCGTCTTTATGCCCCCCTGTAATATCCACGCTCAAATGGGCTATATTAAGCCCCTGTAAGCCCTCTGCAAGCTCTCTGCCCGCTCTCCGCCCCGCTTCGTCATTGTCGGGGCAAAGCAGCAGCGTTGCCTTTGTGCCGTGTTCTTCGATATACTCAAGCAATTTGTGCGTGTTGCTGGTGCTTCCGGTCGCCACGGCCTCCCCGCCTGCCTCGATGATAGAAAGCGCGTCTATTTCCCCCTCCACGATAAACACGGGGGCATTTTCTACAGCTCTCGTTAATGCAGCGGGGTTAAAGAGCTGCGCGGCCCCCTCTTTCATCTTTGCAAAGCGCCTCTCCTGCTCCGTCAGCTCCCGGCGCGTATCTCGCGCAAGGTAGCTGCTGGCGCTGGTCGGAATAATCAGCCGGGGGCTTGTCGGCGGGTTTCTGCCGTTCTTCACGGCCTGCGGGCTTCTCCATGCAGGATCAAAGCCCAATCCATACTGCGCCGCCGTTTCTAAGCTGATACCTCGAAAAGAAAGATATTCAATCGCTTCCCTGTCTGTAAGTCTCTCCCCGCACTCGATGAAATACGCCTTATAATCCGCTTGCGCCTCCGCGCCCCCTGTTGCGGGGGCGCTGGTGGGCGCTGGCTGCGTTTTAACGGGTGCGGCGGTGTGATCGTCCACGGCAATATTAAAGCGCTCACAAAGGGCTGCAAACGCCTCCGGCATGGTTGCGCCGTGTTCCCGCTGGTAAAGGTCGATAAGATCGCCCCCAAAGCTGCACTTGAAGCACTTCAAATGCGTTGTGCCTGGTTTAACGGTGATCCCGTCCCCGGTGCTGCCGGTGCCGTTCTTGCACAAGGGGCAAATGTAAGTTCCGTGCTTCTTCGCCGGCTGCAGATAGTCCGCATACCGGCTCTTAATTTCCTGCTTTGCCTGGTCTCTCGTCATTTATTCTTTCCCTCCCTGCTCTGCCGCCTGCTCCTGCAAGGTCATAATGAGCGCTTCATAAACAATTCGGGTTGCGTTCATAAATCCCATGCAATACGCCTCGCTGCTGATCCACGCCATTTTCTTTATCGTTGGCCACTTTTTGAATGCCCCCTCTGCGCCCTCTGTCTTTTCCATTGCTGCGGTGTTTTCTCCGATCTCCACCAGAAGATTATAGGATGATTCCTCGTCCATCTGCTTTTTTACGCTTTCGTAAACTTTCAAAAGCTCGTCATCACTGGGAATCTCCAAATCAATGATCCCGTTAAAATCGATTTTCATTTTCATTTTCCTTTCAGTTGTAAAAACGCCCTTATTGTGGTACACTGAAAGGGCAAGGGCTGCGCCGCTTTCGGTGTAGTCTGGTTGCGGGGGCGGTAGCGTGTTCACTTGCCGGTGTGCGCTGCCGTCCTCTTTTTGCGCGGATTTCTAATTAAGCGTATGTATCTAATCTCGGGTAGCCCTCCTTTCTTGCCTATAAAAAGGGGCTTTGTATCTAAAATTTCCGGGGGCTTTAGCCCCCTTTTGCCCCTCTCTTGCCAAATAATATAAAGGCTGCGCCGCCCGTGTCAAACGGGGCGGCCTGCCTGTTATAAGTACTTTTGAGTACTTATAATACTTGCGTTTTTTCCCGTCTCTCAAAAAGATAACGCAAAGCCTTGCGCCACAACGGTTTGCGGGCCATGTAAAAAAACGCCGTCAGGACAGAAAGTCGATAGTTCGGGACAGAAAGTCGATAGTTGCAGGACAGAAAGTCGATAGTTGCAGGACAGAAAGTCGATAGTTCGGGGGGCGGGCATCGGCTTTCTTTTTAGAGGTCAAGCAAAGATAATTGTTACTCCGTCTGCCTCCATTGCATAGCCCTTTATAAAATTTGTTTCCGTGTAATACTGCAAATATTTTTCAATCTTTTCCGGCGCTCTCTGCTTCTGCTTTGCGGTGCTGATCCCGGCATGATCGAAAAGTGTTTTGTAAAGCAAACGGGCGGTTTTGCCTTTTCCTCGTGCTTCCCTGCTGATCCGCTCCAATAAATAATCTTCAAGCTGTAAATTTGCATCGGTCTTATTCATCGGGCTTTGCAGCAGTTTAACGGGGATTGTTGTTATCTGGTTGCGCTTCTTCGCAAAGGTAATAACCGGCGGTTCTCGGAAAATATGAATTGCGGCATCTGTTAGTTGGCCGTTTACACTTGCTTCTATTCTTTCAAGGGGCAACAAGCTACCCTCATACTTGAATTGCATATATTTGTAATTCGCCGCTATTTCCTGCGAGTTGTCAACGGTGATCGCCGCGCCGTTCATCTTCTTTATAGCCTCGTTGATCCGTTGCAGTTGCCCCGCTTTCGGTCTGCTGGTGTTCCCCATCGCGTAATGTATTTGCGTCAGGGAAATAACATTGTTCCCCGCATTGAACAGAGCGGAAACGGCAATATAGACGCGCTTATCAAACGGCAATAGCCGCTTTGATATTGTGACTTCATCGCCCAGATTGTCAAAGTTGATCGAGTATAAAATACTGATCTCTTTTTTGCTGCCTCTCTTTTCGGCGGCAATGGCGATTTGCCCCGCGGTATCTCGCTCCAGAAGCCCCCAAATAACGCAGTTAATCTTATCAAGCGGATATTCTATTATTTCCGCCCGCCTCGCAGTTGTGCTTGTGGTGATCTGCCCGGAATCTACAAACGCAGAAAGTATAGCCGCTACGCTCTGCGGGGCGGCACCGGTCATGTCGCCCAGGCTAAAGAGCAAGGCGCGCTTTATGCTGTCTTGGTATTTATTCGTTGTGGCTAAACATTCGGCGTTCCAGGCTTCCCACGCCTCGGCGCTGGCCTCGTCCGCGAAATTGTATTCCGGCTCTTTCGCTTCAAGGGCTTTCATAGCCGATAAATAAGCCTGTATGTTCTCGCGGTCGGTGGCAGTTAGTTTTTCAGCCATGACACGCCCTCCTTTCTCTTAAAGGCTTTCAAGGATCGCCTTTGCAGCGTCAAACGCTGCGCCGTTCTTCTCTCGTTCCTCTGCCACAAGGATATTTACAAACTGCGTCATGGTCTGGCCTTTCAGCTTTGACATGGTGCGTATATAGTCCATGTTGTCAGCGGTAAAGGCCATATTGATGCGGTCGAGCTTTGCGCCTTTCTGCCCTTGTGTTTTAAGGTCTGCAAGTGCCTTTTGTGCTGGTGTTGCTTCTTGCACTTCCTGTACTTCCTGCGCCGCTCCGATGATCGTACTATAAACCGGCTGCGCGGCTTCTGCTGCGGGCTTGAAACTCTTTCCCATATTCTTTATACCTCCAATTCGTTTAATAGGGCTTCATAGTCTTTCGCGGGGTTGCTGCGTGGTGCATAGTCAAAGAGATTTTCCCGCATGGTCTGCGCCTCTTTTACGGCTACGCCCTCGCGGATCGCCGTTGTAAGCATCGGTATTCCCAGCTCCGCGCATTTCTCCGCTATGGTGTCGCGCAGATCGCGGGCAAGGACGGTGCGGGGGCTGTACTTCGTCAATAGCGCCCCTCTGATCGTCAAGCCGGGGTTACAATACTGCTGCACTTGCTTTATCGTGTCTGCAAGCTGGTAAATGCTCTGCAAGGCGAAAGTGTCAGCCTGTAAGGGTATAATAACCTCGTGCGCTGCCGTCAGGCTATTTACAAGCAGCGTTCCCAATGTGGGCGGGGTGTCTATCACGATAAGGTAATATTCCTTTAGAGGCTTCAATGCTGCTTGCAAGAGAAAGTCGCGCCCCGCTCTGCTGGATAGTTCCGCATCAGCTCCGGCAAGCTGCAAGCTGGCGGGGATTATATCGGGCATACCGGGTATGTGCTGGATAAGCGGGGCGGCATCTGCGCCTTTCAAAAGGTCATAGCTGCCCTTTTTCGTGCCGTCTGCGCGGCAAATGGTTGTTAGGCTGCCTTGCGGGTCGAGGTCAACGCAAAGTGCGTTCTTGCCGCGTTTAATTGCCCCCTGCGCTATTGCTGCGGCTGTGCTGGTCTTTGCTACGCCGCCTTTTTGGTTTGATACGCTGATAATACGCATCGTGTATGCTCCTTTCAAGGCTCTTGTACTTCTTCCGCTTCTTCTACGGATACGCTATCAAAGCAAGCCCGCATCTGGTCGAGGACGCGGCAAACGGTCTGCGCGTCCAGCCCTGCGGCCTGCATAGCAAGGATTGCGTAGCCCTCGCAAGCGTTGTTGCTCCATTCTTCCATGCTTTATAAACCTCTCTTTCTTCAAGCGTTTTATATACTTTATACGCATCATGTGCAATTTTCTAATTAAGCGTATAAATGTAATTCTGATTAGCGCAAAGCCTTTAGAAACTCGCAGACTGCGCCCAATTTTGCGGGGTCAATGGTGGCTATAAGCTCTATTGCTTCCTGTCGCTGATCCTTGCCCGCCGCCGGGTTGAAAAAGTAATTGTAAACTTGCTGTTCCGTGTTCCGCTCCTCGCGTTCCTCCGCGTGGACATATATTTCCGTTGTAGACGGGTCGGCGTGGCGCTGGTGCTTCTGTGCAAGGTAGATATTGCCGGTTGCCTTATAAGCGCCTGTGCCGCTGGTGTGGCGCAGGCTGTGCGCCGTCAGGCGGTCGCTATCATATCCGGCACTTACAAGAGCTTCTTTAAGCATGGTGCTTATTGTGGTAGGCGCTATGCGCTTGCCCTTGCTGCGATTGCTGGTGCTGACGAAAAGCGGGCTTTTTGCTGTGGGGGTGTCCGTCCGGCTCTGCAAATAGTCTTGCAGCGCGGCCTTTACTTCGGGGATAAGCAAAACCGGCTGATCGTGTTCGCTGTGGCCTTTGCCCTGTAAGTAAAGATAGGTGCGGTCGCCGGTTTTCTTTATGTCCTCGATATTGGCGCGGTTGATCTCGATTGTTCGCAGGCCGCAAGAAATGCAAAGAAGATACATAGCATATAGGCGCTTGCCGCTCTCTGTGCTGCGGTCGATATGATCCGCTATGATCTTCACGGCTTCGCGGTCGAGCGCGTCTTTTTTGTGGGTGTCGTGGTTGATCTTTACGCCGTGGATATTGTCGGCTATGTTCGGGTAAATGCCCTCCGCTGCCGTCCATTTGAAAAAGTGCTTGACGGCTCTAAGGTACTGCTGCTTTGTGCCGGCCTTTAGCTGCTCCGCGCCGCTGCGCCCAAAGTGTGCGCCGTTCAGATATTCTTTATAGGCGAGAATGTCCGCCCTCTCTGGTTGCGTTGTGCCGGTGGCGGTGATCCAGTTCGCAAACTGGCGCAGGCAAGTAATATATCCCTTTGTTGTGGTTGGCTCTCTGTCGGTGTACTCGATGAAACGCCGGAAAAGGTCGGCGCTGATCGCTGCGCGGCTTTGAAGCTGGCTATTATAGACGGTGATTTCCTGCATCGTGTGTGCCTCCTTTTGCGGTGTTGTCTTTGTCTTTCTCTTATAATAGCACAGCCCCTCTTAACCGTCAAGCACTTTTTTAGCTTTATAAACTTCTTGTGCATTATATGCAAATAAAGGGGCGGGGACTGTTGCCCCCGCCCTATATATTGAGATTATGGCACTATTTACACACTCCCGCGCCCTGGTACTTTAGGGCGCTGCCTGCCGCTGTACTTCGGGCAGGACTTCGCAAGGGAACAAAGGATAGGCAATCCCGCCGCCCTTGCCGCCTGCTGCCGGTCTTTCTCCGGCTGGTGGCCTTAATATCACTTCCCCGAAAGAATGGTTAAAAGTCCTCGATTGCTGCCGCCGTCAAGTGTTCCCATTTGTCACTCATGGCTGCAATATGTTCCGGCCTTGATCTGTCGCCCTCGTACCGTTCGCCCCTGCAATAGTCGGAAACTTTGGAAAGGCTGTCAAACGCCCTTAAAACGGCGCTGTCGCCGTCCTTGCAGGCGATATAGACGGAATTAAGGGTGCTTCTCTCGCTGTTGTTCCCTGCGGCTCTGGCGGCTTCTGCGGCCTCGTGTGAGTGTTTCGCAATGAGCTTTAACATGGTGCGGTTTTGGTCGAAACGCTCCGCAAGTGCTACATAGTCGGCGGAGTTCAAAACGCCGCTTTTCATCAGTTCAAGGGCGTTGCCGTCGATTTCGTCAGGGTTCGCAAGCCCTGCGGCCTTGACCGCATTTTCCAGCTCTGTGCGGATCGTGCGGCGTTCCGTTCTAAATCTGTCCCAAAGCCGTGTTGTTTCCGTCCTCATGTTTCTGGTTGCTTCTTCAAGTTCAAACGCGGCAATCTGCTTTTTCAAGGCATCCTGTCCGGGCTTGCTTGCGTTCTCTCGCGCCTGCTGCAAGGCTTTGTATGCGGTCTGAAAGTCGCTTCTAAATGCCTTGAAAGCGGTATCAAGGCGCTGTGCATAGCCGTTATATTCGCTCATTCTTTCGTTTCCTTTCTGCTGCAAAAGAGGGTGCAGCGCCCATTCTCATACATGGCGCAGGTATCGCCGCAAGCCAAATGCGCGGGGAGAGGGCAGCGCTTGCCCGCTGTTGCCGTTCCCGGCTTGCACTTGCCGCCTTTGAAAAAAGCACAATCGTCCTCTTTGCATTGCGGGTATAGGCCGCCCTGAAAGGGGCAATCTTTCTTTTGTGCGGGTGGCTCTTCCTGCATCTTCTTATAAATGACGGTTCCCATCGGCACTTCGCCCGCAGAGGTTACAATGGTCGGCGCATACTCGATGCAGCCCCGGCCAACTTCACGGTATCGCTTGCCGTGCGCGTCAATTAGGGGGTATTCCTTCAAAATGTCCATGTGCTTCCTTTCAGTCCAAATTCGGACGGTTTTCATAGCCGTTGCGGAATACGCTGTCGGCCTCATAGCTGACTTCAAAAAGCGGGGTATGGTATCCGCTGCTGTCCTTTACAAGCTCGCGGTTTGCATCGTCCAGCGCATGAAACGCCGGAATGATCTGCTTTTCCCATGTCTGCCTTTCAATGGCCTTGAAGCAATGCGGGCAAGTGCGGGCATAGTCCCCGTTTGTGACGCTTCGCCCGTACACTTCCCATGTGCCGCCGCAATAGTGGCACTTGATACGCATATAGCCCATGACTTTCTCCTTTCTTTAAGCGCTCTGCCCTCGCTTGCGGTAAATCTCACGGTCTAACGCATAAGCGAGGCTGTCTATACTGTGGTTGTCCCTGTCGGGGAGAGAGGAAAGCATATTGCCATCTTTGTCCCTTTCGTATTCGTAGTTTGCAAGCTCCCGCGCCGCGTTTGGCGTCCTTGCAGGATCAACCACAATGCGCCGGTGTTGCAGCCACTTGACACGATACGCCACGCATCCCGGCTCTTTGTGGCAAGCTCTGGCCTGCTTTAAGCCGTGGTCGCGTAGATCGGCTATGCTTTTCGGCTCTGCTGCATCGCAATAAATGTCGCTGTGATCTTGAAAGCACAAGCCGCTTACCGGGGAAAGGTAGCTGCTGCCTCTGGTGTCCCCCTCCACAAGTGGGGCGATTTCCTCCGCAAGCTGCCGGTTACTCATGCCGCGCTTGTAAATCTCGTTCAGAATGTAGATTGTCTCGTGCTTACGGTCATAGCTGCAACGGATAAAGCAAGCGGGGTCTGCCGCAAAGCCAAAGTCCACGCCGGAAAAGAAGTATTGCATATTCTGTACTTCCTCGGCGGTGATCTCCCGCACTTCCAGCGCCGGAAATACCTCCGCGCCGGTGCCGGTCGCCTCGCCTAAGTATTCGTGCCGGTATGCCTGCTCATTGACGGCCTCCAGGCGTTCGGCCTCCGCTATGAAAGCCTCGCCTAACCATTCGGCGGGTATGTCCTTATAGGTGGTGTGAAAGGTGACCCCCTGCGCGTCTGGCTCTGCAACAAACTGATTCGCCCAATTCGCCTTACTGATCGGCGGGTTGAAGCTGCGGAATACTTGCGGATTTGTCCCTTGCCCTCGCATGACCGACTGTAAAACATTTCGGGCAAAGTTTGCGCCGGGCAGCTCCGAAAATTCTTCAAACCAAATAAAGCGGAATAGGCCGCGCCGGGGCTTGATAGATTTCAATTTTCCTGCATCGTCCAGCCCTCGAAAAAGGATCTGGGCGCCGGTCGGTCTGTATTCATACATCATCGGGGAAACGGTCGCTTTCCAGAGGTGGGAAACGCCCAGCATATCAATAGCCCATGCAATTTGAGAAAAAACGCTGTCGCGCATTGTCCCCGCCACTTTACGAAACACAATAGCGTTGCTCTGGCCTGTGGGGTCGCTCTGTATTCCGTCCACGATCTCAAGCGATACGAAAGAGCTTTTGCAGCTCCCGCGCCCGCCCGGAAGATTGTAAAAGCGGTGCCGCCCTGCTTTTATGTCCTCATGCAAGGGGAGATATACGGGGGCTATAAAGTCCTCCACGGTGGCGGTGATGGTCATGCTATCCCGGTGCCGCTTCTCTGCCATTTCAAGGGCTGCTATGCGCTGTTCCAGCTTGTCCCTTGTTATCATTGCCGCATTTCCTCCAAAGCCGTTAAACGCTCTGCAAGGTCGTTCTGATCGGTCAGGCGCACGGCATAATCAAGGGCGATTTTCGCGGCGTTTACTCTGGCGGCGGGGTTTATTTCCTCGTCCTCCATGACCGTCTGCAAGGTGGATAGCGCAGGTTCTAATAGCTGCTGCGCCCTGCGCGTTGCGTCCTGTACTACTCCGGCGAACGCTTCGCGGTATCGCTGGCAAAATTCGGGGTTTTCAAAATAGCGCCTCATGGTGCGGTCTGTGATCCCCGCTTTCTCTGCCGCCTCTAACTTCGTTTTCGAGGTCAAGAGCGCAGACAAGGCGCGTTCTTCATTGGGTGTCATTCGCTGCGCTCCTTTCCGATTTCTTCCGCTTTTTTCCGCTGGTAAAGCTCTATCCAGTTTTCAAGCGTCATGCAGACAAGCCACGGGGCGCGGTTTTTCCTCCAAAAGATAGCCGGTAAACCGTCCTTAAATTTGCCGCTGTCCCGCTGCGCCTGCTCGATCCACTCATAAAGGGCTTGCCTTTCCCCGCGCTTACACTCAATGTGTACGCCGTCAAGCCCTGTTAAATCTGGCGTACTGCCATAGCTCACGGCCTCGCCCGGTTGCACGGGGTAGCCGTAGCCTTGCAATAGGCGGCACAATTCAAGCTCCCCGGCGCGGCCTTTAGCTTGTGACCGTTTCCCGCTCGTTCTGCTCACCTGCTTTCTTTCGCTCACGCTCTGCCTTGCGCTCCCAGTATCGGGCATTGTTCGCCTTTACCTTTTCGGGGTTGGCAGCTCTCCACGCTTTGTAATATGCGCGGCGCTTCTCCGCGGCCTCGTTCGTCATGCTTCTTACGCTCCTTTCGCTTTATATTCTTGTTAAAGTTCTTAACCGTTGTAAACTTCTTATGCATATATTATATCAAACATTTGTTCTTTTGTCTACATCTATTTCTTTCTCTATTTTGAATTATCAGAATACGCTCAATTAGGTTTTTGGGGTTTTAGGGTGCGCCCTAACAAGCGGGTAAATATATCGAGTGTATATATTTTCCCTCTGCTTGCTATGTATCTTCGAGGCATAAAAAAGCGCCCCCGGTACTTCGGGGACGCTCTTCGCCTGTATTCACTTCCCGGAAAGCGGTAAAGGGAAAGGGCGGGCGCATAGCGCCTGCCCCTGCTCCTTACTGCCCAGCTGCAAGCCGTAATTGGGTGCAAGCGTGAAGCGTAGCTTTAAAAGGTCGCCTTGCCCTGCTCTCCCTCTTTCCAAAACATATCAAGTTCACCGGCAAAAAGATTCCTGGCAATTTTGTAAAGCTCATTGATGGCTGTTTCGCGGTCAACGCCGTCCAGCTCAAGGCCGATTTCGCGCTCGTA